ACCAGTTGAAGGACTAGAGGATCATTACTGATGAACGAAGTAGTTTGGTCAATCAATATAATGATTGCTATCTTACTCGTAGCAGTAGGTATAGTAATCTACTACATATTTAAGTACGATGAGTTTTGGCCAAATGGGAGCGATGACACCACCGAGCAGAAAGAGCTGCTACAACTTTCGGGTGATAAAGATAGTCAAGGTGCTTGATGGTGACACTATTGATGTTACTATCGATCTCGGTTTTGATTTATACAAGAAAGAAAGAGTTAGAATTGCAGGAGTTGATACGCCAGAAAAAAGAACAAGAGACTTGGAAGAGAAGGCATTAGGAATAGATGCTACTAACTGGTTGAAGGAGAAACTAACTGAAACTATTAAAGGTGATGAAGAACTCACTATTAGAACTGAACTTAAGGGTGGCGTTGGGAAGTATGGTAGGCTTCTTGGTTGGCTCTATGTTGGCGAATCTAATATTTCACTAAATGAACAAATGATTACAGAGGGTTATGCTTGGGAATATGATGGTGGCACTAAACAAAAGGATTTTGAGGAGCTACGTGAAATTAGGAGATCGTTTGGGACTCTGGTCGAGTCTTGATCAAGTAACCCTAAATACAAAAGGTGTGACCACCAGACGTTTATATGCTGAGTGGACTATCCCTACTGAGGAATATGAAAATGAGTAACATGAGAGAACAACTTATTAGAGCACTATTAGCACATGCACAAGGAGACATCCAAAAACATGTTGCTAATGTAGAAGTCTACTTAACTAATCCTGCTGGTATTGGTGAGCACTCTGATATAACAGAAGCAATTGAAACTGAATTGAACATCATTGCTAAGTATCAAGATCAAGTAGATGTGATAAACAAATATTTTAAACAAAAAACTGCTGCTGTTGCACCAGATTATTCGCAATATAAATCTCAAGAATATAGACCTGAATAAATGAACACGAGTCAGGAACAATATCTTGGTAATCCTAATCTAAAGAAAGCAAACGTTGCTACAAATTTTACTCCTGATGAAGTTCAAGAGTATATTAAATGTTCTGAGGATCCAGTATATTTTATTCAAACTTATATTAAGATTGTTTCTCTTGATAGGGGTTTGATTCCTTTTGACATGTATGATTTTCAATCAGAAATGGTTGCTAAATTTCATGCCAATAGATTCAACATAGCAAAGTTACCTCGTCAGACTGGTAAATCGACTATCGTTACTTCATACCTTCTTTGGTATGTTCTTTTTAAAGCGAATGTTAATGTCGCAATCTTAGCAAACAAAGCAGCAACTTCTCGTGAGATGCTGCAACGATTACAATTATCATATGAAAACCTCCCAAAGTGGCTCCAACAAGGAATCCTCCAATGGAACAGAGGGAGCCTGGAACTGGAGAATGGAAGCAAAATCATGGCTGCTTCTACTAGTAGCAGTGCTGTGCGGGGTATGTCGTTTAATATTATATTTCTGGACGAATTCGCTTTCGTTCCGAATCATATCGCTGATCAGTTCTTTAGTTCTGTATATCCTACTATCTCATCTGGTAAATCTACCAAGGTTATCATCATTAGTACACCTCATGGGATGAACATGTTCTACAAACTCTGGCATGATGCGGAGAGAGGTAAGAACGAATATATTCCAACTGAGGTTCACTGGTCTGAAGTACCAGGAAGAGATGCTAATTGGAAAGCACAAACTATTGCAAACACATCAGAGCAACAGTTTAAAGTTGAGTTTGAGTGTGAGTTCCTAGGATCTGTTGATACATTGATTAGTCCTAGTAAGTTAAGGACTATGCCTTATGAAGATCCTATCCAACAAAATAGAGGTCTTTCGGTATATAAACAAGTAGAAAAGGATCACAATTATATTGTAACTGTTGACGTTGCTCGTGGTGTAAGTCAAGATTATTCAGCGTTCTGTGTTGTGGATACTACAACAGTACCATATGAACTAGTTGCTAAGTATAGAAATAATGATATCAAACCTATTATCTTCCCTAATATTATTGTTGATGTAGCAAAGAATTATAATAATGCGTATGTCTTATGTGAAGTAAATGATATTGGTGGACAGGTTGCGGATATTATTCAATTCGATCTTGAGTATGAAAACTTACTACAAGTTGCAATGAGAGGAAGAGCAGGTCAACAATTAGGACAGGGATTCTCAGGTAAGAAAACTCAACTTGGTGTAAAGATGAGTACTGCTGTTAAAGCAGTTGGTTGTTCTAATCTTAAAGCATTATTGGAAGAAGATAAATTAATAATCAAAGATTATGATACGATTTCAGAATTAACTACTTTTATTGTCAAGGGACAATCTTTTGCCGCAGAAGACGGATGTAACGATGACCTAGCAATGTGCTTGGTTATTTTCTCATGGATGGCCATGCAAGAATACTTTAAAGAGATGCATGACAACGATGTTAGGCAACGCATCTATGATGATCAAAGAGAAAATATTGAACAAGACATGGCACCTTTTGGATTTGTGTCAGATGGATTAGAGGATGATCATATTATAGATGCTCAAGGAGAGAGATGGGAGATTGCGGAATACGGAGATAAATCCTATATGTGGGAGTTTATGTGAAGATTGAAAAATATAAATAATCTTAGACAACCGATGTTGACATCATTACCTAGGAGTATATAAACATGGCAGCTAATCAATCATCGCCAGGTGTAGTCGTTCAGGAAAGAGACCTGACCACTATTACCACGCTATCCACCGCAAATATTGGCGTTATTGCGGCACCATTTGAACAAGGTCCAGTTGAAGAAATTGTAACTATTGCTAACGAGAGGCAACTTACAGATGTATTTGGGAAACCAAATGACAATAACTTTGAATACTGGTTTACTGCTTCTCAGTTCCTTTCATATGGTGGTGTTCTTAAAACTGTTCGTGTAACTTCATCTTCATTGAAGAATGGTGTTGATACTGGAACTGCACCTCTAATCAAGAATTTTCAAGACTACGAAACTAACTTCGAGACTGCAAACAATAACTGGACTTGGGCAGCAAAAACTCCTGGATCTAAAGGTAACTCAATCGGTATATTTGTAACAGACTCTGGTGCTGATCAAATTGCTGTTCTCCCTGCTCCTGGTTCAGGTAACGAGCATGAGTTTGTTGCTGATGCTGCTGTAAGTGCTGCTTCTGGTGCTGCTGGTAAAGTTTTCAAGTATAGCATACTTCTTACTGTTGACACTGTTGTTGGTGATTTCACAGTTGGTACTGCAACTACAATTAGTATTGGTGGTTCTGACGAATCAGTAAATGTTCTCGCATGGGATCCTGCTAATAAGAAATTAGAAATCGGTCTTCCTTCTGGTGGTGTTACTGGTATTCTTTCAGATAACCAAGTAATTACTCAGGGAACAAACACTGCTGCTATCAATTCTACAATCGAACGTCGTTTGTATATTGGTCTTAATAAGGACAGTATTAATTTTGCTGCTTCTGATGTTGTTGCTGACACAAACTCTACTAACGTAACTATTGATTCAGTTCGTACAGAATATGATGAGCGTGAGTATCTACCTGGTGTAAAGTGGGTAAGCGTTGCTCCTCGTCCTGAAACTTCTAAGTTTGCGTCAGAGGTAGGTGGATTCCGTGATGAACTCCATATCGTTGTTGTTGACATTGATGGTAAAATCACTGGTACAACTGGTGCTTTACTTGAGCGTTTTATAGGTCTTTCTAAAGCATCTGATGCTAAGACTTCTGTTGGGGAAACTAACTATTATGTTAATGCTCTGAAGGCACGCTCTGAGTATATCTATTGGGGTGAGCACGAGACATCAGTATTCAACGCAACTGCAACTGGTTCAGATGGTACTTGGGGTTTAAGTGCTTCTGGTAGACAATTCAACCTTCTACGTTCTGCTGCTGGATCTGTTGATTATCCTGCTGGACGTACAACAGTTGGTTCTAAGAACAACGCAACATTCTACTATAGAATTGCTGACGGTGCTGATTACGGTACTTCTGGTGGTGTTTATACTGTAAGTAATACTGATGTAACTACTGCATACGAACTACTTGAAGATCCTGAGTCACAGACAATCGACTATATCTTGACTGGTCCTTCTGGTGCTACAGATGCTGATGCACTTGCTAAGATCACTGCTCTAACAAACATTGTTGAAGAGCGTAGAGATTGCATGTTATTTGTATCTCCTCGTCGTGGTAACATCATTGGTTTAAGTAACGCAAATACAATTACCAATAACATCATTGGTTTCTTTGATCTACTACCAGCATCAAGTTATTCAGTATTTGATTCTGGATACAAGTATATCTACGATAAGTATAATGATGTTTATCGTTACGTTCCTGCTAACGGTGATGTTGCTGGTCTCTGCCTACAAACCACTGAAGTTTCAGAACCTTGGTTCTCACCTGCTGGTTTCCAACGTGGTATCTTGAGAAATGCAATTAAACTCGCATTTACTCCTAACAAGACTCAACGTGATCGTCTGTATGGTGCTCGTGTTAATCCTATCGTTTCCTTCCCTGGTCAAGGTGTAGTTCTATTCGGTGATAAGACCGCACAAGGATTTGCATCCGCATTTGATAGAATCAATGTTCGTCGTTTGTTCTTAACAATTGAGAGAGTTATCTCTGGTGCTGCTAAGTCACAACTCTTTGAGCAGAATGATGCGGCACAACGTTCATTGTTCCTCAATATTGTTGAACCTTATCTTCGTGAAGTTCAAGGTCGTCGTGGTGTAACTGACTTCTTAGTTAAGTGTGACGATGACAACAACCCTTCTGAGGCAGTTGATCGTGGTGAATTTTACGCAGAAATCTTCGTGAAACCAACACGTACAATTAACTACATTACTCTTACATTCACTGCAACCAGAAGTGGTGTTGCATTTACTGAAGTGGCAAGTTAATAAATACATTTGTCCATTAAAGGATAGACAGAGAGATCCCTTCGGGGATCTCTTTTTATGTCTGAAAATATGAATTATTCTAAATATTAAAGAAAGAGATTGGATCCAATAACCATGGCAAAAAGAGGTACTATTGACGATTTTAAAGCAAATGTCGCTTCAGACTTTGCTCGTCCTAATTTATTTCAAGTAGACCTTGCGTTCCCTTCAGGAATTATTAATAATGCAAGTCTTGTAAATCTTGGAAAATTTACTGTTCGTGCAGCAAATCTTCCTTCTTCCCAGATTGGAGTTATTGAAGTTCCTTTCAGAGGTCGTGTTTTAAAGATTGCAGGAGACAGAACATTCGAACCTTGGACAATCACAGTTCAGAACGACAGCAACTTTGCTCTCCGTAATGCATTTGAACTTTGGGCATCTAGCATACAGTCATACAACGAGAACTTTACATCTGCTGCTGGACTTGGTGATCAAGATGATAGTACTGGTTACTTTGCTGATATGAGTGTTCATCAGTTAGCACGTGACATCAAAGATGGTGAGAAGCCTAAGGTACTCAAGTCTTATAAGTTCTATAACGTGTTCCCAAGTAACATCGCCGCAATTGATTTAGATTATGGAAACAATGATGCGATTGAAGAATTCACAGTTGAACTCCAGACACAATACTGGACTCCTCTAACACCTACTTCGAATGACTGATAAATAGATCAGGACCAATTTTAATCTAGAATATAATGGCAAATCAGCTCTTCGGATATAGTCTTGAAAGAGCGAAGAAGGTCCCCAAGGGGCCTTCTTTTGTTCAAAAAGATAATATGGATGGTTCGCAACCCATAGTGGGTGGCGGATACTATGGTTATTCTGTTGATTTTGACGGATCTATCCGCAATGATTATGAACTCATCACTCGTTATAGAGAGATGGTAATGAATCCTGAGTGTGATAGTGCAGTTGATGATATTGTTAACGAAACAATTTGTGGAAACTTTGATGATGTACCAGTTGAGTTGGAACTTTCCAACCTGAAGGTGTCGGATAAAATTAAAAAATTAATGAGAGAGGAGTTTGATGAAATTCTACGTCTCCTTGATTTTGAAAATCGTGCATATGAAATCTTCCGTAGATGGTATGTTGATGGAAGACTTTTTTATCATAAAGTAGTTGACCCTAAGAAACCTAGCGAAGGTCTTGTTGAACTTCGTTACATCGATCCTCGTAAGATTCGCAAGGTAATTGAGTTTGAGAATAAGCGTCCAGAGCAATTACGTGGTGTAGATCTCAATACTCAACTAACACAAAAATCAGCAGAGTACTTCTTGTATAACCCTAAAGGTTTGAAGAACTCTACGAATCAGGGTATGAAGATTACTACTGATTCTATTACATATTGTCATTCTGGTATTCAAGACCTGAATAAGAATATGACTCTTAGTCACCTGCATAAGGCGATTAAGGCAGTTAATCAACTTAGAATGATTGAAGACTCTCTTGTTATCTACCGTTTATCAAGAGCACCAGAAAGAAGAATTTTCTATATTGATGTAGG